GTTGGCCAACTCCATCAATCGACTTGGCTCTGATTTGGTTAACCTTGCCGACTTGTTGCGTTTGAGCCTCAGCCATTACCTTTTGAAAGTTCCATCCTGTCTTGAACTCTTTGAGCATAGCGCCGTGAAGTTCTTCGGGGATTTGTTCGATCATAAGTAATGGCTGAGGATGTGTTACGCGATGCTTAGTCTAGGATTTGCTATTATTCAGTAGCAGCAAATTTTCCTAGTCCTAGAGGACTTTTGCAGACCAGTCCGGCTACGGCCTTAATGAGCCGTGCGGGGCCGCCACCAGCATCAGGAAGCTCTGTAACCTGTGGAAGGTTAGTGTAACGCAGTTCCAGAAGATCCATGTCGAGGACATAACCACGGAAAGCATTAGGATTGAACAGAGTTGGATGCAGGCGGAGGGAACCGAAGTCACCTTCAAAAAGATCAACGCTAGAGCTGATCGTATCGCTGAAGGCGTCCCGCTGGAGAGTGCGGATGCTTGCATAGGCATTCGTGCCGGAAGCAGTCGCAGTGTAGAGCAGGTTACTGAAAGCACGTTTCAGGGTTGGGCCTACAACAGTGTCATAGGTCTTCATCTGTCCGGTCTGATTGTAAATGCTAGTCAGAACGCCTTGTGCATCAGTTTCAGCGAAGGAAGCTGTTGCAGTGGTGTTAATGCTAGCGGTTGGAGTCAGATAGGCCGTTGGGATAGGTGCAACAGTGCCAGCGGCATTGGCAATCCAAACGCCAAGAGCTTTGGTTTTATATGGAACTGCTACATCGCTAACGATTGCATCAACCTGAGCGGCGTTGTCACTGCAAACAGTAGCTTCCATGTCGCGCTTAAGGGTTTTGATACCTTTAGCGACCATTCCGGCAAGCTCATCACGAAGACCAGCAACAATCGAAACATCCACCGAGAGAGGGGATACACGGATTGCACGCTGGAAGACCTGAATGTAGTTAGTCAGGATAGCACGGCCAGAGTTGAGGTTTTCGTATGAGGAAACGTCAACACCGTCAACAGAACCAGCGGTAGATGGAGTAGGCATATTGTCAGCCTGCCATTGGAGCAAGGTATTGCCTGGCTTGTTGCCTTTGGGAATCATCGAGGTCACGGGAGTGTCCTTGGCATCGACGAGAGTAATGTAGTCGGCAAGATCTTCGCGTTTACCGACCTGAGAGCGTTCAAATAGAGCAGCCATAGTATTTTAGGGGGGGATTTTGTGGGTTTAAAGGAACCTCTCGGCAAGAAGTGCTTTGAGTGAATCCTGATTGGGGTTTTTCCTGAATGCTTCCTCAGTAGAGCGAGCTTTCATTGACTTTGAAGTTTGAACAGGAGCGGAAGCTGTTTGCTTAGGATTCGATGGAGCCTTCTTGATAGCAGTTGTTGGCTTGACCTTAGATTCCCTAATCCGTTTGCCTTCGATCATATCTCCAATGGAGAGTTTGAAATCAGGGAACTTCTGGATCTCTGGGAACTCACGAATCAAAGCGTTAGCATACTGATATTCAGAACTGCTGCGTTGTTTCCAGAAGGGATATGTCTTCTCAGCCTCTGCATCAAACTGCTTACGCGTCTGAATGTAGTTCATCTGAGACGGCAGGTGTTCTTCAAGGGCATCAATAGCGTTGAGCTTGATCTTGCGGATGTCTTCCGCAGAGTATTCAATCTCCTCACCATTCTTGCCTGGGACAACAGCACCATCAGGATTCTCTTCAGCCCACCGTCTAACCTGCCTTGCATTTCGGATTTCCGCATGAACATCAGTATCGCTTTGCAGCTTGAAGTATGGATTCAATCCTTTGTCACTTACAATCACTTCCTTTTGGGAATTGGCAGCTTGTGACTCTGTTTCAGCTAGTTTTTCAGCGAGAGCTTGCAACTTTGCCTCAGCTTCCTTCTTCTGAGCGACTAACTTGTCGATCCGCTTCTGGACGCCTTTGGAGAGTTGTTTATCCTGCTTTTCTTCATCGTCAGCTTTGGACTCTTCTGCTTCGTCAGCATTATCGTCTTCGACATTAGATTCAGTTTCAGATTCTTCAGATTCAGTCTCATCCTCTGCGATTTCCTCGCTAGATTCTGTTTCCTCTTCCTCGGTTTCTGTCTCAGTCTCAGCCTGAGTTTGCTGCTCTTCTGGATCAGCGAAGAGAGTCTGGCGAAGCAGGTTGGTTAGACCATCAGTGTCTAACGGACTACTTGGCAACGTGGTTTTGGTAGGTTCACTAACCTTATCGGGTGATGTGGGCATAAGCAGAAGGTTTAAAGACCATTCAGAGGTCAAGACTAACGAGCAGAGCTTGAGAAGCTCAGGAACGTAAAAAGCCTAAGCCCACTTCCTTCAGCGTCAAGGGTCGCTAAATTCCACATCAGTCAGTGATCTCGTTGCATAGTCCTCAATGATTGCCCGCAAGTCGATTAGAGCAGCTACTTGTCCGGCATAGTATGCCCTTTCCTCGCCCTTATTGACTACATCCAGCACGCTAGACAGAGCAGAGTTGTGCTCGCTCTGGATGACGGCATACAGGGCATCCCAAAAGGCTTTAGCGCCTAGTTTGAGCGTGAAGGCTTCGATGACTTTGTTCTCTTCCATTACATCTGAGGTGCTTGTTGTTGCTGTGCCATTTGATCGCCAACTGGAGTGACTCCAGTGCGACCAATCTGTGCATTCTGCTGCTGCATGACGCTCATCTGCATGTTCTTGATGTAATTCTGCATCAGAGTTTGGAAAACTGGGTCTTGCTGTGCTGCTGCCTGCGCTTTTGGATTCTTGGACATAACATCCTGCACATACTGCATTCGAGTTTCGGCAGTAGGATCATTCTCCTTGTACATCGGCTCGTTGCCTAGCATCATCATACCAATATCAGACTGAACTTCTCTAAACATTTGCTCGGATGCGCTAGAACTGTCCATGATCAAGTCACGGGCAGACTCAGGAGCCACGGCTTCGATGATCATCTGAATCAGCTTGTTACGGTTGAGCACTCCACCTGCATCGAGAGGAACGACGAACTGAGAAATTGCCTGTAGTTTCTTCGCAACTAGATCATTATCAAGAGATTGGATATTGAATCGCACAATGAAGTCAAAGCCACTGGCAATGTCACTCATGTTGCTTGGAAGCTGAACGCCTGTGATGCGCTGAATCTCTTCTGGTGGCATGTATTGCAGGCAAAGGCTGAACATCTGGTTATAGATCTTCGACCAAGTGCAAAGCCAGCGGTTAACTAACTGCTGCTGCATGAGTTGCGTCTTGATCGGCACCACAGTTGCACGATTCAGGCCAAAGTAGTTGGCGTGATTGTTTTCGACGCGTTCAATCAGGTTGAAGGCAGTCGTGGGAGCACGGTTAGGAGATTCTAACCAAGAGTAGTCATCAGGACGTGTGACCGGAAGCTGCACACCTGGGCCGATTTTGTTGATTTGCCCGATACGCTTCACCACTTTCATAGGTGGCAACGTCTCAAAAGCTATTCTGTCACGGATTGAGTCGTGTTGAGCCTTGATTTCGTCCTGATCGGTGATGGTTAGTTCTGGGATGCCTCGGCTTTCGGTGATCGCACGACGGACAACTTCACGTCTGAACTCAATGAATGGGTATTCGCCGTGAGCATAGTCTAACAACTCATGCTTGGCATACAAGTCCTGCTCCACAAGTGGAGAGAAGACGGTGCAATAGATCGCAGCGATGCCGTCCTTGTCGATCTGGCGTGTGTAAGCGTAGCAAATCTCAATCAGGTTGTCTTGGCGGATGATTGGAGATGCGCCCAGAGCTGTAATGGTGTCCAGCGGGTTAGTGTACCATGACTGTTTGCCTGCTGTTTCAACGGCTTGGTCAATGAACTCTTCATTCCAGTCTTCTTCTTTGACCTTAGAACGTAGATCTACCTCGTTCATGTAGATACGGCGGAAGATGACACGGGCAGATTGCAGGTCCATCGTCTCTGGTGGCAATGCAATCTCCTCAAATGGCTTGAGAGCAGTAACACAAGGCAAGTTCTTACTCACATACGTCTCATACATCTCACCCTCACCAGTTTCACGAAGTTGCTTCACGAACTTCTTGATGTCGCCTAACTTGAAGTCAGGCAGATTCATTGAAATCAACTGAGCA